TTTAACGCGCCTTCACCGCCGTACCATGCAATAGCCGCGCCACGTGCACCGTATTTATCATAGTATTGTTTTAACTTAAAACGTGCTACAATCTCTTGATTTTCCGGTGTCATTGCTGCGCCTGCCGGCAAACCAGCTTCCCGGCTCCAGCTAGGCCAGTTATCCGGCATAATCTGATACTTGCCGCTTGCGCCTGTACGGCCATTCTTGGCGTTATAATTGCCGCCGCTTTCCTGCCCGCCTATTGCAGCAACAAGATTGTCAAATTCATTGCCACCCTCTGAAAATCCTTTCATGCCTTCAAGTTCTTTGCGTACCGCTTCTTCATTGTCGCCATATTTAGCATACAAGTCTTTAGCAGTATTTCTTTCAAAAGCGCTGCTCTCTTTATCGTATGCCACCTTCTCAAAAGCGGCTCTCTGATTAGCAGTAAGATAACTACCGTATTTATCCATGATGTTACGCATAGTGCCATAATCTTCGTTGGTGATGCTTGCGCCGACGGCACTTGCTACCACCTGCCCAATGTTGGCTCTGCTCTTAGATTCGATAAACTCTGCGCCACGCTTGCCATATATAGCACTTGTCAGCAACTGTGTACGAATAATTTCATCTTGCAGCGCCTGCGGGTTGTTCCAGTTCTTCTGTACAAACTCGCAGGAGTTCTGAATATTATTGTCATAGCGCAAATCAGTGACTGCTTCTTTTTGCTTCTGCTCGTATTGGTCGACAGTCTGGAAGCCTTGCTGCGCACTCTGATACATTAAATGGTCTAATGCAAGCTGGTTCTTTTGGCTGTGCAGTTTGGTATTACTTAATACATCCTGCCTTGCCTTATTTATCTGCTCTGTGTAGCTTGCACTTGCACCGGCAGTGCCTTCTAATTTCGTATTCATAAGGCCGCTTTCATCGTTGTACATGATGTTATAACGGCTCTTATTAAATATATCCATAGCGTTAAGGATAGACTGTTTGTCCTCATCCTCTTGCTGTGCTTCTACTGCTACCGCCCATTTGTTGGCGGCACCGGCAATAGCGGCAAGTCCTTTGCCGCCGCTGCCATAAGCGTTAAGGTCACTCGATACCTTGACAGTCGCACCGCCACCGGTACCTAAATTGACGCTGCCTTGATAACCTGCAATCTTCATACTGTACCTCCCTTACCAGTTCCATTTAGTAAAGCCTGTATTATCCATGAACGGGTTATTCTTCTTTGCCTGGTTGTAAAGATTGAAGCCGTTCATATTGCTAGCAGGAAGATTGAAATCACTGTTAGCATCGTACCAATCGTCACTGCTTACCGTAGTTGTTCCCTTGCTGCCGCCAATCATACCTTTAGAGTAAGCGTTCGCCGCCGCACCTACAAGCGTACTAAACATCTGCATTCTGCCGTTGGCTTTAGCGTTCTTCGCCGCCGCATTATATGCGCTTGCCTGGTTGCGATAATTAACCTCGTTTACATAAGTGCTCCACGCATCATTACGCTGATTTTGCAACAGATTCATACTGTCTTTTTTGTAAGCGTCCTCGCTGCTTGAAAGAATATCAGCAACACTGCCGCTGTCGGTTAGGCCGCTGCTGCCGGCCGCCGCCAGCGCCTGCCCTCTTGCAAGCCTCATTCTATCGTTGAGTTGGCTTTGCTTCTGCGCATACGCTTCTGCCTGCTGCTCACGTTGGCGGCTCATAATAGCCGCGTTCTGCTGTGCAGCCTGCGCCTGCGCTTTATATGCCTGCTCCTGCTGTTTGGCCTGCTGATGTTGGCCACTTAACTGCATGACAGTTTGCAGGCCCATTAAAATGCCAAGTGTACCCATTACGTTCACTCCCCTCTATATGGAATATAAAACTGATAAAACTTTTTGCCGTCCCAACCTATTTTAGGCTCTACCAAGAATACCGCCCCCAAGTGTCTTAAATAGTTAATGCTAGTGCGGTTCTTCTCATAAACAATGTTGTGCAGCAGTCCATGCTTGCGTACCCATTCATTCAGCACTCTTTTCGCTTCCTTGAAAAGCAGGCTCTTTGTGTAACCATTGTAAAGTTCGTTCGTGCCTACCATCCAGATTCCGCGTCCCGGTGCGCCCCATTCCATGGTACCCTTGCCAAATATCGCAAGCAGTTTTCCGTCCTCACCACGGTATACCCTTGTTTCTTCGTCAAGTTTGATACTGCCAATGAGCACAAATACCGGGTCACTGCTTGCTTCCAAATCTTCCTTATCATGCGGCCGTATATCCTGCATAAGTTCTTCAATCAACGGCACAACATTTTCTTTTGACTTATTATCAAGTATTTCAACTGTCCACTTCTTAGCCACCGAAAGACACCTCCCGCACTACCGCCAGCAAGTTAAAAGGATATGGCTCATCCGTAACGATAATCACTCTGCCTTCGTTATTAAAGCCGCCAATAGGCAAAGTCATATGCTTGTCACCGGTAAATAATTTAATATCGCTCACTGCGTTCTGCTCATCAAAGTTCATCAAGTCCATAGTATTTATATCCGGACCGACCATGCCGCCAAGAGAATTACTTAAACGCAGGATGCAATTACTAATCTGCTTTTTGCGTCCTTGCATAGTGCCGTCACCCGTCTTAATTTCGACGTTTGGCAGTTCCATGATACTTCTATAGGGCAAGCCGATAAAAGCGTGTTGTACGGCCGCCGGGAGCGTCACAGTGCCGTCTTGACTTACTGTCAGTCCGCTATACATTCTTCCGTCACCGATAACAGTAACTTTTTCACCTGCCAACTCTGCCGCATCAATCTCTGTTTCCCCACTGCTCTTTTCAGCAGTGCTATACTCAATAGCATTATCAAGCATAATATAATCGTCGGGGTTATTGCTCTTTGCAGGATTCTTTGCCAGATATTCTATATTGCGTACTATTGCGCCGTTTATCTCTCGCTGTACTACAAGATAAATAATATCTTCATCGCCTTCCTGCACTGCTGCCACAGCTTCAATCTTGCCTTGTGTTTCTATCGTCGACCAGGCATATACCTTTTGTTCCATGATGTAGGATAAGCAAGCCATAGTCCCGTCACTTCTCACAAAATATATAGTGCTGTCGGGTTCCTGCTTATATGCACTGTCGACAATCTGTACATTCTCTATGATATGCTTTGCTAGCAATGTTAAGTCATTGCCGCCGTAGCTGTCTGTTTCATAACTATATGCCATATCCCTTACAGTGCTTCCACGTCCTTGTACAAACACGATTCTGCCGCCAATCATCAACGGCTCAACAGTGCTGCATCCGCGTGTAGTCTGCATTTTCGGTACGGCCTTAGATGGGGTTACAGTATCGCTGCCACTTACTGTCCATTCGTTACCGGCGGTTAAAACAATCAAGTCGGTACTTGCTATCAAGTGCAAAATCTTAAACTGCTTGCGGCTCACAAAGGCAAGTGCTACTGCGCTATCGTCGGTAACAGTGCCGCTTGCTTTTTCTACGCTGAAATTGCCGTAGTCACCGGTCCTGCTCATCCACACCATATAAGGTTGCTTCTTCGTGCCGCCAAAACATAGTCTGTCCTGGAAAAAGCAAAGTGTTTGCGGGTAGCCGAATTCTTCACTCCATGCGCCCCACAAGAAATTAGTAGTCGTATCTGTTGAGCCTAGCTCTTTTTCAACATGAGCTTTTGCCGTACTGTCGCTGGTGATTTCGGTAAGCTTTACAACGCCTTCCGCATTGTAGGCCATTGCTGTTAAATCAACAGTACAAGTGCCGCTAGTTATAGTGCATACCGCTCTTAAAAATACCGGCTCTGTTACACTGCCGCTTTCAGACGGATTGTAGTCACTCTTAGATGTATATTTCCTGTATTCCTTCCAACTTTCGCCATCGTCACTCTTTTCTATAGTGAAGCTGCCTGTCCAAGTTCCGTGACTGATAACCTTCCAATTTTCGCCTACACGCACTCTTTCCGTAGTGCCGTTGCTGGTTGATACAGTCTTACTTGCAATTTCTTGTTTAAGTTTGATATACGCGCCCGGCTTGCTGTTAGCGAAAATATTTTTATTACTCTTTAAAGTAATATCGCCTGTTGTTCCCGAAGGTGTCAATTCTTTGTTGCCGGCATATAAAATCTTTACCCAGCCATTAGCGCCTGCTTTGCCGTCTGAACTACCCTTTATGCCGCCTGCACCGCCTATTGCACCGCCACCATCGCCATATGTCGTACCTTGCGTACCAACTTCGGAATAATAACCATCCTCGCCATACCTGCGACTGGCAGCACCACCTGCGCCGCCGCCTCTGCCTGTTAAGCCGCACGCCGTACTGTCCGCGCCTTTAGTGCCGCTAGTAGCTGTTGTATCTTCGTAGTTGCCTGCACTATAAGCATACGCACCACCGTTGCCACCGCCGCCGACTGTAATCGTGTAACTTGTGCCTTTGGTCAGCGTTAGAGTTTTTATAATGCGTTCACCACTGCCACCATCGCCGCCTTTGGCGGCATAATTATAGGTTTGGTGTTCTCCGTGCCTTCTCCATGTAACGGCACCACCACCGCCACCACCTGCACCCGATATATCAATTTGGTATTCGCCTGTAACAGTTGGTTGGAAATTGTAAGAACCAGGCACTGTATAGCTTATGCCGCTATAATTTTCGAGCGTAGCTGATTCATCAAAATACATATCAGTAATTTCAAAATCAGCAAAGCGCCAGTCAGTGTCTGAATATCTTGCAAGTTGCTTCACGGGATATTTGCCGCTGGCGATAAACATAGTATCTGCACTTTGAACAAATCTCAAATCTTGCAGCATATCTGCCGTGTATGGTGTCATAACTTCTATGTTTATATAAATTCCGTTCTTATGCACTCTTATATATCTCTCGCCAATCTCCAAAAGATAGTCGGTATTGTCTGCGCCATTGAACGGTACCAGGATGCACGCTTTATCGCTATATTTCGTTCGTGCCATATACTTCATGCCCGGTCTGCGATAAATAGGGCCGTGCGGCTTGATAAGGCAGTTATAGGCTTGCAGTACCGCATACTGATACTTGTCCAAGTCGACGCGGTTGGCAACCTCGGCGCTGATTTCGCCGCCTGTAAACGCAGGCTGCAATAAATAATAAGGTGTTAACCCACTAGCCATAATTACGCCCTCCCGTCAAAGTATTTACTAGGATAGTCCGGCAGTTCTTTCTTTTCGCTTGCCGTGGTATACTTTGCTTTCTGTAATGCTGCCATTGCAAGCTGATACTGTGTCTGCTGCAAGCCGCTGTTGCCGGTTAATTGTACGCAGATATTAAACGCCAACATATGCGTGAACGCACTCAAAAAATCACTTGAAAACATTTCTACATCGTCAACGTCATAGGTATATTCAAGCCATGCAGCAGGAATGTTGCACCCTATGGCAAGCACGTTGTCGCTTGCCATATACAAATCCCATTCTTCCTGCTGTTGTTCGCCTGCCCTTATCATTGCACCGGTGTCAGCGTCAAATATCTTGCGCACAGCAAGGCACTTTTCGGGGTAGGCGTAAACGTGGGACCAGTACGGAGATTCAATACTAAGTTCTGCAAGCTTGCTCACGCGCTTTGCAAATCCCCAAGTGTAGCTCCTTAATAACTCTTTACGTGTAGGCTCATAAAACAGTTTGCACTGTCTGGCTAGTTCTGATTGCTCATCTATATTGCTTATACGGCCTTTGGCGATATGAGCCAGCGCCATATTACATACATCGGTAATGTTAAGCATTTTTAACTATTCCTCCTTGATTATTAAAAAAGGGAAGAGCTTTCGCCCTCCCCTTAAAGTCCTAAATCAGCCCGGCCAGTTCGGAACAGTTTCAGTCAAGCCAGCAGTCAGTTTGCCGCCGCTTGCGCCGCTTACAGTCAGTCTGGAAAAAGCTTTCATGCCATACGGCAGTTTAGCCGCAACCAAAATACCCTTTTTGCTGGCAGCAAGAGTATAAGTCGCAACAACAGTTTTAGTGCTGAAGCTTTCGCTGTTGGAAGTTTCCAACGCCGCAGTGATAGTGCCGCTAGTAGCTAAGGCGGTCGGCGCAGTGATAACAAGAAATAACGGGTCGGCCGCATCACCGCCGCCAACGTTCGCAATTACGTTGCTGGTCAAGGAATTATCCATGTACATATTTTGCTGGTCAAAAATCATTGTTATTCACTCCTTCCGGTTACACGATTGCCGCTTCGGTTTCGCTTTGGCAATCAAGTTTCTTAATCTGAATACCTGCAAGGTACAGTTTCGGCGGCGCGTTCATAAAGTCTTGACGGGTAACGTGAACATTGTTCTTGTTGTTCAGATAACACTCCAACCAAGAATATACGCTGTCAGATACATACGCAACGGGTGCTTTCGGGTCTTGCAGTCTGTTCTTTGCAAAGATGAATTTATTCATCAGTTCGCGTTGTGCGCTGTCAGTCAAAGAGTTCAGTTTGGTAACGTCGATGTTGCACACACGTACAATAGAACGAACGTTCTGTACCGCCAAGCCACACTTCCAAGAGTACAAGGTCTGCAATGCACGGAACGGCTTGTTGTTCTCGTCGTACACATCACTTTCGCCCAAGTCCTCAGTCTTCAAGCCTGCCTGGGTGCCTTTAGGATATACACCCATTACACGGCGGTCGCCCCAATCTACGAAGTAGATAGAAGCATTAGTGTTAGTACCAGGAGTACCCGCGGAAATTACCTGGTGGCCTGGAGTACCTTTGCCGCCGTCGGTCAAAGTATTGTAGCGTACCGCAATACCATTGAAAGTGTCCGGGTCTTCATCTAAGTTGCCGTACAAAAATTGACGTGCGACGTATTGGCCCATGCCTTCTACGTGTGCATCATCCTCTGCCATACGGAAAGCCTGCGGATTCGGTTTGCCGGAAAGCAATTCAACGTCCACGCAGGAACGGTCCTCCAAGTGCATACATACATCAATGCGCTGCTTTACAGTGCCTTTAGTCGGAGAGGTACCGCGGTTAATACGACGGATAGATGGAGAAGGCAGGCTGGCACGAATAGTAGTTTTAGTACCAATCGGCAAATCGCCTTCCATCCACCGAATATCTTCCATAATAGGATTGGATTCGTTAAGCACTTCCATAACGCGGTCAATAGCGCCTTGCGGAGTTAAATACTTTCGTAAGTCACTCATAGTTTGGGAGTAACCAATAGTAGCCATAATTTTATCATCCTTCCTGTTTTTTAATTAAAAATTAAAGATTATTTGTACCTGCTCCAGTCGGTTTTCGGGTACATGTTTGCGGCAATGCCTTGCGCAGCGTTTAAGCCTTGTGCGCCGTTTTGTGCAGCCAAGCCGGGGTCCTCGCCAAGCAGTTCGCCAAGTTTCGCAAATGCTCTCACGATAGCAATTTGATTGCCTGCGCCAGTAATTTCTAACGCTTCACGCACGTTCAAGCCTGGATACATTGCCTCCAATTTGCGGCAGGCAGTATCACAAAGGCCCTGTACTTTGCCCAAGTCTGCGCCCAGTGCTGTTTTAGCCTCATCGCCCCATTTAGCAATTTCTTGCGCACGGAGCTGTTCCACGCCTTGCACTACACGGCTTGCATACTCTGTGCCGTACTTTGCAAGTGCTCTTGCCTGGTCATTGCTAAGGTTCATGCCTTTAATGACATCTACAAAGCGTCCTTGCTCATCAGCACTAAGCTCATAGCCTTCCGGCATTTCTACTCCTGCAAAGTCATAATTCACTGTGCCGGGCTGCTGTTGTGTGCCTTGCCCATTACTTCCATTCCCTGCAATAGTGCCGGAAGCACTTGTATTATTAGTTGCATTAGTAGTAGTCGGTTCTGTTTGCTGCTGTTGTGCCGCGGTATTGGGTTCAGCCTGTTGCTGTGCGCCTTCGCCGTTTACAACTGCATTTTCGCCGTTCTCGCCCATTAGTTATTCCTCCTTGTTGTTATCCACATATTCCACTGCCAGCTCTTGCAGCTTTAGTTGGAATTCTGCATACTCCATTTCAGCCTGCTGTTTTAGCTCTATGCCTTGCAGCCCAAGTGCTAAAATGCTTTTAATAATGCCTAAGCCTACGTCGCGGCGGCCTTCGTTATAGAAAGTCTTGCTGTTGCCGGTAAAGCACATAGAGTTTACTTTGGTCACATCAAGCATACGCATCAAGAACCAGCGTCCGCTTTCACTCCCCAGCAGGTCAAGCAGGGCTTCTTTATCCCTTCTTGCCTGCTCTCTTACCATGTACTCTGTCAGCAGTGCTTGCCTTCTATCCTCGCCGGTATTGGATTTATATTTAAACTGCTCGCTCATTAGTCCCAACCTCCCGGCACGCCTAGCCAGCTTGTAATAGCCGGGTTGGAATCATTCGCCGCCGCAGTAAGATTTTTGGCCGCCTCTGCCGCAGGAGCCGCAGCCTGTGCCATTGCCAAGCCTTCCTGCATTTCCTGCTGCCGTTGCATTTCCTGCTGCTCTTGTTTGAGCATTTCTTGCACTTCTTCATCGCTACGCAATGCCATTGCAGGCACGCCAAGCATTTCAAAGTATTTTGTAATAGCACCCAACGGGTTAATCTTCTTCGTAACTTCTGGCCATACTTGCGCCATCTGTCCGGTTTGTGCTATCGCCTGTTCGATATTCACAAGTCCGCTCATCTTCTGCGCCTGCGCCAGCGGTGAAATATAGTCCACTTCTACATCCTCTTCACTCAAAATGTCTTGTAGTTCTTCCGGTACCGGTGGGAATCCACCGCTTCTGTCGATGATGTTATATACACGTTGAAGAATCAGTGTTAAGAATTCATCCTGCAATCGCTCAACCACCGGGCCTAGCTGTTGCAGTTTTTCCTGCGTTCTCTCCATAACCTCTCTAGCAGTCATGCGGCTATTATCAAGGTTATCTAACATCAAGAACAAATCAGCACTGTATGCTCTCTTTATAGCATCCTCAACGCGAATAATTTCTTCCTGCGCATCCTTCAAGTCAAGGTCAACCGCGAACAAAGGCTTAACCATATCTTGCGTCTGGTCATCTACGGCTGTTAGACCACCAGGCATCAAGTTAATACCGCCGTTATTCATAAGGCTTGGACTGCCTTGCATCGGCGGCTTTATCTTTAACTCTATTGCTGTGAGATAATCTTTTTTCAGCAGTTGCAGCATTTTGCTGTCGCCTTCTGCAAACCACGCAGGGCCTCTTGCGTATGCCTCATTGCCGCTGACAAGATAACGCGCTACCGGTACTGCTTCTTCTTCAAAGCCGCCAACATACAAGTATTCGTCACTCTCTGACTTTTCCAACCAGTACACGCTTCTATACGGCATATTCAGTCTGTCCATGTAGCCAGGTAGCTTATCGCTGTTAGGCTCTACCATCCAGCAGACTTTATACTTCTTAGTAAGATTGGTCTGATTGTCTAACAGTCCTTTAAGATTGTCGGGCAAAGCGTCTACGCCGAAGCAGTCTGCTAGCTGCTGCAAAGTCATATTGTACTTTCTTGCAAAAGTAGTTACCTTGCCGAAGCCGTCTGCTTCAAGTGCATAAGTACCGATTGTCATTGTCTGGAACCGTACGCCGTTTTCTGCGTCGTAGAATATAGCCATCGGGCACTGCCCAAAAGGCAATTCCAGATATACAGTATGGATGCTATTATAGAAGTTGCTCTTTGCAAGCACACTTGATACAATCTCTTGTCTTGTGTCAAGCACCTTCATAGCCTCAACATTCGTGTTCAGTTCTGGCCGTCTATATGCAAATCTGAACCACTGGCGACTCGGCGGTGTAAGTCCGCTCATAACGCCTGCGGCGAATACCTGTGCCGCTCTCCAAGCTACCCCGTGCACAATCTTTAAGTCACGTCTGCGTGCGGGATTGGTCTTGTCTGCCGTATCGTCAAACTCTCCGACAAACGGGAGCTGATAATCTCTTATCTCTTTCCATCTGTCTACCCAATCTCGCCTATCCTCGTACATGCTTTTAAGCTTACGCACCAAACGTTGGCGGTCTGGCAAGTTCTTTTTCAGCGGCACCCCGTCACTAGGAAGTGTTCCCTGTGGCTTGCTCGCCGCTATCGTTTGAAAGTTCATAAGCTGTTACCTCTTAGCCTAAAGTATTACGGCCGCCCTCGCCGCCACTAGCAATAGTGCTTGTCTGCGTAGATGCAAAGCCCTTACGTTTCTTCTTGTTACTGTCGCTGCCGGCCGCAACTTCGCTGCTTGTCGCAACGGTAGTCGGTGCCGGGTCCACCTTTTCAATAGTCGGCATGTTGCCGCCACCGAATAATTTTGCAATGCCACCCATTTTTAAATCGCCCCCATAATCGAATATTCTGTGTTGCACATCAGCACTTTAGGCTTTCTATCGTCAAACCCTAACTGCCTTAACGGAACCTTCCTTGCAAATGTTAGTGCCAGGCCGTCTGCAAGGTCCGGTGAACGTCCTAGCTTTTCTTTTATCTCCTCTTTAGGCGTTAGTATTAAACGCCCATTCTTAGAGTACTTGTAGTGAATGACAGCAAGCTCTTCTCTTAGTCCAGGTTCATCCGGCAAAGCTCCGCCATCTTCTATCCAGTCTTTCAGTTTGAAGTACATCTCTGCTCTGATATTCTCATAGCGCTTATTCTCTATCGCCGCGCCTTGAAATGGTATCTCCCTCAAAGCTGTGTACCCCATCTGCCGTAATCTGTCGACTACGCCAGCACCCATGCTGCCAACGTCTATAAAGGTCATATCTGCCTTATTTTCATCCATTGCCAAAGCAATATAATCTGCCGTCTGCATCGTATTCAGCTTCTTATAGATTCTCGGCTTAGCATATGCCATTAAACCCTTACGCCGCCATATGCACGTTCTGTCATCGCCGAAGCGCGCTATATCAGCGCCTTGCACCAGCGGCATATCATAGGGAACATCCTTTTCTGTCAGCTCTCTACTGAAAGCCTTATCTAGTTCCTCCAGGCCGAAAAGCTCGTTGATTGCCGATACGCTAAAGTCACACAAATACTCTTGTCTGAATTCTACCTCCGGCATATCCTCTTTCAGTTCTTCTATGCTCTTTGCGTCTAAGATGCCGCTATCGTACACGTTAGACAAATACGCGAAGTAACGCTTATTCGTCTTGGCCTTCTTGTACATCTCATAGAAGTTGTTCTGCCCCTTAGGTGTGCCGATGAAATAGCAATAGCCTTTTCTGTCGCCGTTCTCTATCGCAGGTCTGATAATCTGCGTCCACATCTCCGGCTTCATATCCGAATACTCGTCAAGTATTACGCCGTCCCAATATGTACCACGTAATGCGTCGGGATTGTTTGCACCAACGATATATATCCTCGCTCCCTGCGCCCCAGGGATTTTGCTGGGGAATTCAACATACTTCTTTGTTTCATTCACCTTGATGCCCTCTATGACGCTTGTGTAATACTTCAATGGTCCCCATGCAATAATTTCCATCTGTGCACTGAACGGACCTACCAAAGCATACTGCGGGCTGATTAAGTCACTCTGCAAAGCATCCCTTATAAGGTGATTCACCATTCCGATGGTCTTACCAAAGCGGCGGTGTGCTACGATTACTGCAAAGCGGTGTCTGCTTAATTCTTTATGCAGTACCTTCGCCCATGCAGGTCGCGGAGTATATGGTATTTGTATTATGTTTTCCATGTTTACCCCCTTGAAAAAATCGTTTTGGTAATTTTTGGTATTTACCTCCCCCCGGCGGCTGCGAAAATTTTGGGCCCCACCCCCACTCAATGTCAGCGGAAAAGGCAAGAACCAAAATCAACTTTTGTGAAAAGCCAGGGAAATCACCAACGCCAGCGCCGCCAACCAACCAATCAGAACCCACGCCAAACAAAAATAAAAACGTGGTAGGCCTGCCGCATGAGCCACGCAGGAACGGCCGCCAACATCTGCCAGGCGAACGCCTGCCGCTAACATTATCAGCCAGGCCGTCAACATCTGGAACCGCCAGCTAATCATCAGCAGCAGGATAATATTTTACGTCCGATAATAAGGATTATGTTAAAAGCTCTATCTATGTTTACGTTTTGGTAGTATCTTCTGAACAATCGTTTACTACTACAGCTTCTTCCGCCGCGCCCCAATGATACACAGCCGGACCCTTGCTAGCGTGCGTCTGCTTGTCAAACGCGCCTATACTATCAGCATATAGCTTTGACGCGGCTAGCTTATCCTTGTTGCTGGCTTTGTTGTCTGACATTATCTTGAGCCAATAAGCCTGTAGGTCCTGCACAGCCAGGACGGCTACAGCCGCGCCCTGCTGTTTGAGCAGCGCCGCACATTCCTCCAGCGTCTGCGGCTGGGTGACTATTGCTGGCGGTCTGCCTCTTGTCGGTGTATTTGTATTAGCTAATAAACTTTTAATCTTAAACATTTTCGTCACATTCTCGTTACAAACTCTGTAACTGTATATACAATTAATATTATCAATAATGACAATCACTAAACAATACATTAACAATACATATTGAAAAGATAATCATTATTTACCAGAAAAAGACAATAAAAAAATGATTAACAGAATCCATCTGTCAATCATCAATTAAATTATATTTATTATCTTGCTATAAATTATATGCCTTAAAAATGCTATTAAGTCAATGATACTTTTTTAAATCTTTGTGAACGTCCTCAATCTATAATAAATGTTGTTAAATAAAAAAGAACGGCCGCACGCTGAACATCTGCCAGCGTGCGGCCGTTGCTATCCTCTTATAATGTTGTTATTTGACCTCTGCATCATCTGTGGGGCTGCCGTCGCTATCTGCTGGCGGCGCGGGGAACGTCAGAACGGCGCGCCCGGTATCATCTACAAACGCCAGGCGAACGCCGCAGGCCTGCGCCAGCTTAACCAAATCATTAATAGCCCAGCTGTTACGGCTCAATTTGTTCCGCACGGCGGGAACCGTAATCCCCAGGCCGTCAGCCAATGCCTGCGAACTCATGCAGCGCATAGCAATCAGCCCCTTGATTATAGCTTTACTTTTATCCATGTTTTACACCTCCATTATCTGTTGTCTACATTATACCGCATAGCGGTGTGATTGTCACCAAAAAAAATAAAAAAATAATCAAAAAAGGTATTGACAAGTATAACCAACGACGTTATAATATAACTGTAATCAAGATATAGATACCGAATAGCGGTATACATTCAAGGAGGAACTAAAAATGACTACACAAAAAGAACAAACACAAGACGCTAAAATGATTCAGTTGGCGCTTTACCGTGAATACGGCTTCCAGCCGTGCTTGAAGGACATCGAAATTCTGGAAAGCGTCGAAAACCCGGACTTCCCCTGGCATCTTGAAAGGGCCTACGTTGAAATCAAAGGCCACTTTTACACCATCTATCAAAACGCATTTGGCGGGTTGACCGTACAAAAATATTAAAGCTGACGGCGGCCCCGCTGGGGCCGTAAAGCTGCCGGCGGCGGTTCAAAGCCCGCGCCCAGCCGAAAGGAGAGAAAAAACATGACTTTTGAAAAGTATAATGCGAACCCCGAAAACAAGAATATTGGTGATTGCTCAATTAGAGCAATCTGCACGGCAACCCCGTTAACCTACCAGCAGGCTAAAAAGCTGCTGGAAACAAAGGTATTTGAAAGCGGCGCTGCATGGAACACCTTAAAGAACATCACCGCCGCCCTGGCTGATTTAGGTATAGAGGTTAAAGCCGCCAGCCGCGAAACAGTCAACAGCTTTACAAAGCATTGTGACACCGGCGCCAGCTACGTTGTTTTTGTAGCAAAACACGCCGTGGCCGTTGTCAACGGAGTTATCTATGATACATGGGACAGCAGCCGCCGTTTTGTAAAGCTGGTTGCCAAAGTCAGCCGCGAGAAATTCGCCGAATTAAAAGCCAAATACAGCCCGGAACCGAAAAAGGAGGAAAAGAAAGTGGACTGGAAAAAGATTTTTGCCGCTTGCGAAACAATTGAGGAACTGAAAAAGGCGTTTAAAAAAGCCTGCATGAGCTGCCACCCCGACAAGGGAGGCACGGCCGCCGAATTTAAGGCAATGAGCGCAGCGCACGACAAGCGCGCCGCAGAACTTGCCGAAAGCGAAAGCCGCCAGGAGTGGCAGCGCAACAAGAAAGCGGATGGCACTTATAAAACAGCCGCCGAAATTCTGGCCGAACAGGCGGAATTTGCCGAAATCCTGGCCGTGCTGATGGGCTTGAAGGGCCTTGAAATTGAAATCTGCGGTAATTGGTTATGGATAGGAGGCGAAACGAAAGAGAACAAAGACGCCTTGAAAGGCGCCGGCTGCAAATGGGCCAGCAAGAAAAAACTTTGGTACTGGCATGCAGGCGAATGGGTTAAGAAGGTCCGCCGCGCGTTGACCATGGAGCAAATCCGCGACCTGCACGGCAGCGAGTTTTTAAAATACCGCCCGGAAACGCCCTTATTACAATAGCCGAAACGCCGCCCCGCGCGGCGTATACCGGGGACCGGCCGCCCCGGTACTGATGAGGCAGGCCAAAAAATGAACCTTGAAAATTTAAAAGGGAGGACATAAACAATGAATAAAGCCGAATTATTAGCGAAAGCTATAGAAACGAGCCTGGCAGCGGTAGAACCGCGCCGCGCGTTATGCTGGCGTTTATACCGCGAACACGTGGCACGTATTACACCGGCGCAGACCGTGGCCGACCTGGCCAACCATTTCGCCGCCGAATTTTTCGCGGCAGAAGCGGTAAACGCAGAAGCGCAGGCCGTTTGTCGCTGCTATATCGCATATACCGATATTTTCAAGGCGGAAACGCGCGAGAAAAGCGCACGGCTGCAGCCTATCCGCGACGCCGTCCGCGCCGCCGGCTACTCTGTCACCTACGATATAACAACAATCAGTTATGACATTGACAAGCGCGAGCACGTTCATACAAGCTTCACGGTTGGCCCGTGGGACCGCCCCGGCGGTGATTGGAACAACCGCATTTTAAACGGTGACTACATGCGGGACGAGCTGCAGCGCCTGGAAAAGCAGGCCAGCGGAAAAAGCCCGGCCGAAATCATCAGCGACGCGGAAGCGGCGGCCGCCGCCTGGCAGATGCTGAAAAAGCAGCAGGCAGCCTATCAAGAAAACATCTGTATTTTGCGCAGGATGCTTTCGGTTGTCACCTTTGACGACTGGAACGACTGGAAGGTAAACGCTTATTAAAACAAGGAGGTTGAAGCAATGAAACGTGAAGAAGCGTTGAATTTGCTAAAAAAAATTGAAGCGTACCGCAAACAACCGGCAATGCACGAGGCAGAACACGACATTACATGCCGTATCATCGCCGCTATGGTCGCAGAAGCAGGCGGCTTTAAAAGCCGCAACGAATGGACCGCAGAAATCAAGGAGGCTTTAAAATGAAAAAATACACCAACGCCGAAAAGCAAAACATTATCAACGCGCTGAAAAACATCGTTGACAAGCGCGTCAAATTCTGGCAAGAAGATTTTACCCAGGACCGCGAATTAATCCAAGCGAAAGAAAACGCGCTGCCCATGATTTTTATCGCCCGCGAGTGCGGTACCGTATTAATCAGCTTTACCGGCGCGGAGGAATTTACCTACCGCGAGTTAAAAGGCTATTGCGACGCGGCCCGTGAATACGTTGACTACTATATGCACGAGGACAAAAGCAATAAGCTTTACCGCGTCGAGGCTGGCGAGGTACACGAGATAAAGCGCAGCAATTACAGTAAAGCGCTGGACATCATCAAAGGCGTTTACGCCGAACTTGCTACAAAGTTACTGGTTGAGTCAGCGACTTAAACTATTCAGCCAACTACACCGGCAGGAAAGCCGCCGCCGGTGTAGAATATTAATAGGCAGAAGCGATTTTTTAGGAGGAATCAAGAATGTTTAAAGAAGTGAAAAACAATGTTTACAACGCGCTTTTCGTGGCCGCTGATGAAGAAGGCCGCCGCTATGCAGCTTTTGAAGGTGACTTTAACGGCGAATATTGGGAAGCGACCGCCTGCACCGAAAGCGGCGAGCTTATCAAAGGCGAAACCACTAAGCTTTACCCCGTTCACGTTTACCACGCTGGAACCGACGAATACGAAGAAGTGGGCTACGATGAAGAAGCGCCCCGCGTTCTGCTGCCTGGCTGGCGCAACTACCAGAAGTGCGGCTATAACGAAAGCTATTCCCTGGCCCCCGTCGCTTACAGTGAAGCGAGTGACCGCGTTTACATGATGCTGCCGGAAGGCGCTAGCGTTTACGCTGATGACGCAGGCTGCCCGGTGATTGATTATGACGGCTTTAAACAAGCCGACGTAATTAACCAATATGACGGCAGCGGCTGCCGCCCGTATATCATCGACAACGACCGCCGCCGCGCATATCTGGAAGTTGTCGAACTATAACCCCGAATCACCCGCCCGGCGCAAGCCGGGCTATTATCGAAAGGAAGCGAAATTATGAAAAATTTTGTCGGCTTGAAAGCCGAAATCAAAAAGCAAAAAGCTATCCGCGCCCGGCTTGACAATGAGCGCGGCCGCCAAACTGTTAATTGGAAAGCCGCAACTTTTCGCCTGGCGTTGCTGAACCATTGGAAGCGTCAAGGCGTAGGGCTGCCGGACAACTACAGACAGCTTTGGAACCCGCCAACTAATTGGACCGCGCGCACGTTGAAAGAACGCACGCCGCTGCACGTTTGGGAAGTTGACGCATTGCGCGCGGGATTGGTTGCAGAAGCGTGCAAAAAATTTAAAAACGCAACGTCCCCGCTTATTCGTTGGATGATAAGAGATGAGCTGGCGGCAAAAGTTACCGAATTGTACCGCCGCCCGGTATTTTAACGAAGCATTATAAAAAACACAAGCCCCGAGGCAAACGCCCCGGGGCTTTTCTGTATCCTGCAAACGCGAGCAGGCTATATATTTTTGAAGTCGAAATCTTTTACAGGTATAATCACTAGGGCTGCCATAATTGGAACGCGTGGCGGCCCTTTTCTGTGCGTGTAGCGCATACTTTAGGGAAGCGAAAAACAAAAAGGCCGAGGCAAAACCCCGGCTTTTTTTGTTTGTGTTCGCACACGTAACGCCCAACCAATAGCAAGCGTTTTCTTAATGTTTGGAAGCGGCAGCGCCGTGCGCCTGCCTTTACTTTTCTTGCTTCTGTTCTGCCCTGGCCTTTTGGAAGCTGTTCGCGTTTATGTCAATCCGGAGCAGCCCTTCTTGAATCGCCAGCATGAGTAGGCCGTCAATGAATGAGCGGCGGCGGAGCGCGTACACCTGCGGGCTAATCTCATCCATAACGGAGATTTTGCGGACCGTCCAATGGTATACATACCGGTGCTGAATCGCCTTATAAGACTTGTCACCAAACCGCTGCCGAAACAGAAGAAGCGAACGTTCCATAACATCCAGCCATTTTTCCGGCTGGTAAACCAAAAACGCCTGCCCAAGATAAATACACCGGACCGCAGCAAGCGGCGTTACTGCTTGAATCGCAAGGCGTGCCGTAGAATCGCCGCCGGTCCTCATATCAAATTCCAAGCGTTCCGCCCTCTGCTGCATTCTGGTAGAAACAACCGCTTTACCTATTGCATTTTTAGCAAAGAACAAACTCTCTGCATGGTCTGCTGCTTCTGCGTAATCCATTTTCTTTACCAGTCCACATCATCGAGCGGGTCTTTCTGTTCCGCTTTTGGGGGATAAGGCGTAGTGGTTTGCGCAATCTTTACGCTTTCCAAATGCTCCAGCAGCAAATAGCTTGCTTTAGAGTTCTTGCCATTCCTATCCACGTATAAATCAGTCTGGAAGCGTCCGCCGACAATAACTTGCGTGCCTTTTGTGATGTAGTTGCTGATATATTTAATCAGTCCTGGGATAAAGCAGCGGCAAGAAATGTAGTCATAAATTTTCTTTCCGTCTTTGTCAAGGTACGTTCTGGAACACTGAATTTCAAGGTTGCATACCTCTTTGCCGTTCTTCATAACTTGCACCGTAGGTTCAAATTTCACCCACCCGAGTATCAAACAGTTATTCAACATTATAAATTTTCACCTCAACTTTTGGTATATCACTATATTTTTTAGATACTGTAAGTTTAACAATCTGTTTATCATCCTTATAGACAATGCCAGATATAGAATCAAGAATAATTTTTGCGACGTTATCAACATCGGGTTTTTTAATCGGCAACTGTAAGCCGTTTAAAGCCTGCTCCTTGAATTTTTTTGACTTGCTGGCAGGAATACCCACGTCAGCTATTATCTCAACGCCCAGGGGTAATTCCGTAAGCGTCAGCCCTATATTTTGCATCGCTTCACTGGCTAACAGTTTGACGTAGGCTTTATAGTTGCGGCTTTTCTCCGGGTCGTATGCTTTTACAAATCCGCCATGAGTAGAAAAGCGAGGCCGTCCCTGCGCCGTCGGTTCGCCTGGAATCGTAAATGTTAAATTCATTTTTCTGTGTCCTCTTTACTCTCACGTACTGTAAAAACAGGTTTAATAACATTTCCCAATTCATAGCCCCTATGATAGCTTTCAGCCGTTGCTAAAATTAAAGCATCGTCAATGCAGCGCGGCCCAAGGCTATATGTTTCTTCGTCCTCCTGCTTCGCCAGCTCCGCCATATACAAGCCAATCAGACTATATACGGCAATGTCTTTCAGACTTTCAGCGATTTTGTCGCCATGAATATCGTGAGTATAAACAAAAGCGATATGCTTTGCCATATACGCTTTCAATTCCTCAAACATTCCCTCTGCATCGTCCGTGTGTCCGTTCAGCAGCGCGCCGCAGCGAAAATTAGCAAGCTCATCTGCGCCGGAGGAATACTGCTCATGCTTTTTCTTAAACAGCGCCTCCAATTCGTCAAGCTGGCTATACATAAATTCGCTTAAACTTTTATTCATATTTCGGTGCCTCCTTCACATCGTCAACATAATATACAACCTTAAATTCTCTTTCTGCTTCCGCTTCTGCTTTCGCCTTCGCTTCTTCCGGTGATTCAGCGTATACATATTCTGGGAGTCCCATATTGGGGAACGCTATACTTTCCCACCATACTAAATAACGTTTCATTCTTATTTGTTGTCCTCTTACTTTCAGCCCTTCTTGCCATCGCCAATCATCTGTATAGTATTGTTTGCGCGAATTTTGAATTTTGATTACAGGCGTAGCTACATAAATACGACCACCACCCCTGCCAGCATGCAATATCACGTTACCAATCTCTAACATGCGTTTTATGCGCCACTCTAAATCATAGCTCATAATCAACGCCCATTTCTTTTGCCACGGCAGGCAGCGCAGCTTCTGCTTCTTCCTTGGTGCGATACACCCAGCCTTTGTCAAGAAGTGCCAAATCTGTAGGATGTTCAGTCCATATGCTAAGGGCAGTACTCCATTCTATTTTATCTGGCGCGGCATAATTACGTCTCACCATAAACGACCAATAACGTTCGTTCATTTTCGGCTTCCACGGCAACTTAACGATTTCAGCGTTATTGCAAACAATTTCCGCCAGCAGCTCTTTGTTATAACTACCGCTCTCTTTATTATCGTGTTCAAACAAACCTGCCATGGTAAAGTTGCAAATTTGCTCGTTGCCCTCTTTGCTAACTACCTTAAATTCTTCGCCCAGCTCTACGCTGAGCATTTTACAGATTTCAGGGATAAGATTTTTAGCCATTACTTCCACTCCTTAATCTTTCTGCCACAACCGGGACAATAATTATAGTCGTCACGGTCTACTCCAAAAACAACACAGTAAGGCTTGCGTCTGGTTATACACGTTTTTCCAACATAAAACGTTTCGCCGTTTCTCTTGATTTCTTTCGCGTATCCGTGATATTCGACTGTCGGTGTGTAATTTTTTTTAGTCATCACTTGCACCCCTCAATCTTTCTTCCGCACCAGCAGCAATGCGACTGTCCGAAATTCTCGAACGTGCCGCCACACTTTTCACAGCGATACATTGGGAACGCATCTTGATAATATCCCATATACACAATCACCGTTGTACGGTCAAGCTCATGCTTGATAGCCTTAATAGTCAGTTTTTGTTTGCGCACCGCTGCCGCCAGGCAAACGCTGCCTTTAAATTTTGTTAAGCCTTCTTTGGCAAGGCTCAACATTCTGCGATTCGTATCTAAGGCCACACGCAATTCCCTTTCGTTTGTCGGCAGGCTATCCCACCATTGTTTACGTTCTGGAGTCATTTATTCTTCCTCCTCATCCTCGCGACCGCAGCAAATGTCCAGGCTGTCACCGATGCTTCTAATAGTTCTGCCCAGGATTTTACAAGTGCTTTTCAGCCACTCTACGCTATGTCCTTCCAAGACCACGTCCATTTCCTCGTCTGTTAAGTCGCTAAAGCAAACGCTTTCCCAACGCTTGCCACGCTTAACACGGAAATACATTCCGTCTAAATCTCTATTCATTTTCTTCCTCCTTTTCGATTTCTGCACGAATAACAGCCATAGCTTTATACAGATAATCAGTATCGCCGGAGCAAAGCCATTCTTCCAGCTCTGCATTAACAGCCTTGATAAGCCGATTTTCTTTCAATTCGTCGACAGCCTCGTTCGTGCTGATACACGCCATTTCCTCGTTATCGTAAAGCAATTCGCTCACGGGGATATTTAAAACACTTGAAATTTTGGCGCGCTTTTCAAAAGGAATATGCTCAGTTCCGCCGGTTTCGTAGCGGAAAACATCAAGCGGCAGAATGCCCAGCGCAACGCTCAACGATGTCTGCGTCATTCCCTTATTTTTTCTTGCTTCCCTGATAACCTCACCGATTTGCTTTGCATCCATGTTCTTCAACCTCCTTTAATCTTTCACCGATAGCACGTGCCACATTAACAGTAACGCCGTTTCCTGCGAAAAAATCTACAAAGTTCATTTCTTTCTCTCCCTCGCCCCGCACTTCTGCGGCGTATTTTCGCACCGCTTGCAAGGGCGGTCGCACTCACAGCAGCATACGTGCAGCAGAGTGCTTATCACGCACTCCGGTGTAACAGCCTTGCAGAAGTATTTAGGTTTTAAGCGTGTTTCTAGTGCGCTGGCAGTTTCATCCTGCTGCGTAATGGTTTCCGGCGGCTTCGGTGCACCAGTCAGCCCCTTTACCTTTGCTTTACATCTCAGCAGGCCACAAGATTTTTCCTTGCCTTTCTTAAACTCCCAGATGGTCACTTTTTTTGTTTTGCCACAATCGCAACGCACCAAGAAGTAAGCTGAACCCCTATCCTGGTAGCCTAAATACTTCTCAACCGTCAGCGTGCCAAATTTCACGCCAACCCATGCCGTCCAATTATTCACGCCAGCACCTCCAAAGTAAGCGTATCGCCACATTTCAGCAGCTTACTTTTACAAGGCTCATTATGCTTGCGACTGTACGTAAAGTCGTTCATGTAGCATTGCAGGATACGGAACTGATTGTCAATAGCGTTATCATTCAAGCCAATCTGCCGGCCGTACTCAAACACGGCTTTATCCTGCGGCATATACGGCATAATGAGCCGGTGTTCCGTCAACTTTGCCGCCGTCCATTTCAGCAGCATACTGTTCAGCCTATCAGCAAGCGGCTTGCCGTCGCTCAATTTCTCCATGTTGCAGCGGTTTATATTCTCCTGCACATGAGCTTCTTCTGCCTGCTTCAAAGCAGCCTGCATCAGCGCCGGGCTGATTATATTCACGTTAAGGCCGTTCGCACCGGTCAAGGTAAGCGCTATCTGCTCTGCCTTCTCCCACCGGTCAAGGCCTATATTTTGCTGATTAAAAATTCCTGCCCAAAGGTTGACTGTTTCTGACAAGATTCGTTTTGCTTCTTCCAGGCGGTCAAAGCCGGGCCGTATGTCCTGCGGCATCCGTTTTCCTGCCTGTTGCAGTTTAACAATCGTTTGGGCTATTCTCTGCGGTTGCAGCATCTTCTTCGCCTCCGTATAATTCGTTCACTAGGTCCATACCGGTATATTCCTTGCCTTGTTTCTTGCTGTTGCCGCTGGCATAGTTTCTTGCTACGGTCTGCACATACGCAAAATTTCTTGCGCCGTGCTCTACCGCCGCTAGTATTCCTTGCTCAACGGCAGCTTCGCCAACCTCACCTAACAGGGCTTGCAGTTTCTCTCCGACGATTGGAGTAAGCGGCATCATGTTTTTCTCCCACAAGGCAAAAATTTCAGTATGCGTTTTTTTCTCGTCATCGTCTTTTCTTTTAGGATGATGATAATCATCCTTTTCTTTATCTCTATACTCTATACTCTTATCTCTAATCTCTGTCGGACATTTTGTCCCCTTTTCGTGGGGACATTTTGTCCCAAAGTTGGGGGACATTTTGTCCCCACTTTTCGGGACATTTTGTCCCTTTTTATTTTGACGTTGCGTCTTTTTCTTCGTCGCTGATTCTGACGCACTACCGCTGCCGGTCATGTTAGCAACCTCCGGCAAGTAGCTTTCGCCTTTATCGTTCTTCTCAATAAGGCCAATTTGTTCAAACAAAGCAAGCGCACTTTCGACAACTTCAATATCAAATTGCGTCTGTTTAGCTATTGATTCAGCCGTATGCTGAATGGTCATTTTGCCGACCTGCCGAACAAGCGCGCCGTCAGTTTTCAGCGACTTTAAGCACAGTTTAAGGTATAAGAGTACGTATTTTTCGCCGTTTTTCTGGTCCTCTAACCACTCAACAACATCACTTTCAAAGAAGTTTTCGTTGAGTTTTAACCAATAATACCTGCCAGCCATGTTTTACTCCTCGAAGTATGTCGGCACTTCGTACACCATTTTATTGTTCTTCCGGTATACCTTGATTCTTCCGTCCTTCTTGCAGAACTTCAAAAATCTGTACCAACGTTTCGGGTTACCTCTTCTATAAGAGTACATAGAAATAAGATGAAGCCCAGCCGCTCCCTTGATAAGCTCAAAGAATAAGTCGAAAGCATCTGGCTTTGCTTCTTCTAAATCGTCCGCAAATTTGTTGCTGAAGCCAAAGTGTCCCTCACCGACAAGAACTATTGCTTTACTTTTTTCGCACGGTGTCGCTTTTACATTCAACATCTTGTCCCACTCCTTTCAAATTTTTAGGGGACATTTTGTCCTAAAGTTAGGGGACATTTTGTCCCCACTTTTCGGGACATTTTGTCCCCGATGTTTTTTGTTATTTCATACTTGCTTCAATTTCTTCTGCCGTGAAGATTTCGCCGGTTACAGTATCAACCTTGCCGCCCTCTGTAAGCTCCTGCGCTTGCTCTGTAGCGTTCTCTGCGTCAACGTCGATGTATTCAGCCTCGCCGGTTTCTTCGTTGAGCACAGCGGCTTTTCCGTCATTTTCAAAGGCAGTCAATAATTCGATAGACTTAGGTGCATATGTTTTCAAAATAGGCAACAAGACTGTTTTGCAGGCCATTGCGTCAAAGTCAGTTTTCCAAGGTCCTTTATTGAACGCCTTGCTGAAGCGTTTTGCGTGAGCAAGTACCTGCTCTTTGGTTGAATAGTGCGCTTTTCTAAAACCGCCAACTGTTTCGATGGCCGCGAAGTAACCCACTACATTATCACTTACCGCTTCGCCGAGTTCATAAGTCTCATCGAATTTATTCCAATGTTTCAACTCTCCCTCATAAACTGGCACCATGATAATTTTTTTCATATACCCACTGCGCATAGCGAGCTGAATTAAACCTTTGTATCCAATTTGAAATTGAGCTATACCGGCATAAGCAACAATATATGCTTCGCCGAGAGTTGGCACGATTTGAAGTTTGAGGCTTGCTGCCGTAGCTGCTGCTGCAAGCACAGTATGATAATCCGCTGCGCGCAAAAGTTTATCGTTGTTGTATACTGTTAACACGCTAGACAGATAACTGCCGGCGTTTTCACCAAGCATTTTTTCGAAACGTTCTTTGACCGCTGCACTGTTAATCGCTAAGCTTAAAGGCGACGGTGCCTTTGCAGTACTGCTATTATTTCTTTTTTGAATACCGTTAATAGTTGCCATCTTCTTTTAACCTCCTTAATTTCAAACAATCTTTTTCACTGTCATACAAAATTTCTTCCAGCGACAAGTCTAATGCTTGTGCCAATTTTACACGTGTACGCAATGCAATATTTTTAACTACGCCGCATTCGTATGCGCTGATGGTCGGCTTTTCCACGCCAACCATTAGCGCAACTTCACCTTGCAGCAGGCTTAATTCCTTCCGCTTATGGAACAAGGTTATGCCTAATTTCTCTTGCTCTGTAAGGCTCATTTTAACGTGAACCTCATACTAGGCTTGCCAACCTTGGCATACTTTTCGTACACGTCCGGCAGGTCTTTTTTCAGTGCCTTTTTGTCCAGCGTTACTCTTCCGGCAATCTGTATATAGGTAATTTTTCTATCCATAAACACGCCGCTTTCGCTGCCGTCAAGCATGAGCTTCAGTGCGTTTTGCGCCTGCGCTAGCTGTTCTTCCAGTACCTTTTTCGTTGCCGTCAGTCCGTCAATACACTTAATATATTGCTCTGCTGCGCTAGGCAGTGCGATACTGTCAACCGCTAACTTATCCTTATTCATTTTGTCAATGGTTGCGGCAGTGCTTTCGCTGCCGTCAACCTCCGGCGGAATATCGTTTTGCAGGTTGTTCCAGAATATAATCGCTTGCGCTCTCATATCCGAAATAAACTCATCGTTGCGCGGAATTTCCTTCCATACAAAATGGTTGCCGCCGATTAAGCAGGCAATGTACCACTTCTCGCAGCCGGTAATCATCATGTACCACTGACACTGGCAATAATAAGAATCTGGCAGCTCGTCGCCGTCCCAATCTTTACTCTTGAACCCATTCGCAGTCTTACATTCAAGGCCTGCATTTTCGCCTACCACAAGGCGGTCGACATTCGCAAGCATGAAATCATAGCTTTCGTCTTGCAACGTGCCACACTTGCGAACCTTTTTACCGGTCAGCTCACAGAATCTGTCAGCTACAACCTGCTCAAGCACCGTACCCCAATATACAAATTCGTTGTTAGAGAGGTCTTCCGGTTCAACATCGCCATGCTTTTCAGCGTAGAGTGCGTAAGCGCTCTTCCAGGGATTTAGTCCCATGATGCAGGCAATATCACTGCCGCCGATACCACTATTGCGGACGCGTTCCCACGCCACGCGGTCAGCGGCTTGCTCAACTGTCATAATCAGTTTACCCTTCAATTTTTCATACCTCCTTAAATTTCTTTATATAACGGAATAACAATTTGTTGTCCCGCTTGCAACCACTTCACGCCGTTCAGATTGTTGTACTCTGTTATATCGTGCATAAACTCACGGCAATCACGGTATTTATCCTGTTGGTCCATGTAACGCCCGGTAATCTCCCACAGCGTCTGTCCCTCGCCTACGGTGTAGGCAACCAACGTTTGCTTATAACTAGGGAACAAAAAACCATGTGCCCTAGCAGCCATCTTTGCGGCGCTGCCACCGGTCAGAAAGACAAGACCGGCAAGCAGCATAGCAGTGATGACAAACGCTTTCACTAAGCCTTTAGTAGTCTTACTCATTTTGCCCATCCTTTCATTACAATCTTACGCCAGCACTCGCCGCCGCTGCACACGGTAACAAGCAGGCCGCTTTCCTTATCTACTACTTTAGAGAAGTTCATGTGCGACAAGTCTTTACCGCACACAGCGCATTTTCTCTTTTTCCTAGTCATTCGTACCTCCAAACTTCTGCCTCTAAGTCAAGAGGCGTAATCCCCATGTACTCAGCAAATTTTGCGGGGCTGATATGATAAGCCCAACTCTTTTTACTGCTGGCGTGAATTGCCACGCCGAACGGCAAGGCTCCGCAGCGCAAGCCACAGCGCACAAACATTTCGCTTTTCTGCATGAGCCGTGCAGCCGTTTTAATAGGAACGTTTCCAAGCATCTTACTGCCTCCTTTGCTTTAGAAAGCGCATTGCCGTTTCGTAACGCTGATTCATGCGTTCAATAACCCAACGCGCTTTTCCTTTTCAACTTTCTTTTCCAACGTGTCACAGCAGACAGCCGCCATGATTCGCTGCAAATCCTTGTCAGTGTTCTTTTTCAAAGTACACCTCCTGCCCGCGCCGACGCTAGGCGCGGGACTTGCTTCTATTTCAGCCCTACTACTGGCCGACTACCTGTTGCTGCTGTTCACACAGTTTTACGGCAGCTTGCAATCCCTGCATATATGCGGCCGCAACCATAAGGCCGTCCGCTTTAAGTTTGGACATATCAACCGCCGTGCGCTTTACGCGTTTTTCGGTGAGTACTTCTTGCTTTACATCCATTCTTCTCGCCCCTTTCCATCTCTCCCGTGCTATAATAGGTATTACAGAACGGAGGTGATATTATGTTTATTGAAATGCCTAAAAAATGTCCAATTACCGGAGGTATGGCTACCGGTATTAAAATTGATTGTCCAGGCTGCGCTTTTTATATTGACCAGGAAAAGCAGTGCCGGATAATCTCTACAGATAACAACATCAAGCTTCTGCTTGCTCTTCTTCAAAAACAACAGCAACGTTAGAATTACATTCGATTACGTAGCTACAGAAGTCAAGCATCTGCTTTGCTGCTACATGATTCTGACCGTTAAGCAAACTCAGAATTTGTTTAGCGGTCTTTTTTTCTTCCGCTGTCAATTTGTTATTTTTACTCAGCTCATTAAAGCCATGCATCCTCTTTCTCTCCTTTCTGTTTCTTTCCGTGCTATAATGTAGCAAGGAGGTGATATTATTACTATTGATATAATTTTGTCCCAGTTCCTCGCCACCGCCTCAGCGCTTGTTGTTTCGTACTTCACTCAGAAATACATTGCCGAGCACCGGGAACGCGAGGAACGGAGAAAACGCGCTGCCAAGAAAGAAGCTTATCGCTTACTCTTTAAACTCATGCTTTACGCTTACCAACGCCATCTCCAAAACGAGCCTCAATGTTCTTTTGAATATCGTTTATGGAATGCCGAACAAGATGTCCTCGCAGAGTTCTTTCCAGCTCAAACACGCGCCTTTGCAGCAGTTCTACTTGCCGTTCAGTATCAGCCTGCCTGCGGTCCACTTCCTGGAATGCCTGATTATAGCCTTTCTTCAAAAGCCATTGCCGCAATTCTGGCAAGCTTGTAATTACTACAAATATCAGCAATCCCATTAGCGTTCCGCTGGTTACTGCGAAAGAAGTTGCTAACATTTCCATTGTTCTCACCTCCATTTTTTGTAAGATACAAGAAACAGTATACAGTAATCTGTTCTACTCAAACTTTTATAGCTTGCATCAAACATATCATGGTTTTATTATACTCTCTTCTTCTGTTTGCGTCAATATGTATTTTCTTATTTCAAACATTTTTCTTGTACTTTTTTTCTTTATATGTTAAAATAAGCACGTAATGTTTGGTGGCAACACTAGAAAGGAGTGGTTTGTAATGAATGAGCGTTTAAAGCTATTGCGCAAAGCTTTAAAACTAAATCAGCAGGAGTTCGCAGAGAAAATGCAAATAGGACGGTCCACGCTTGCCAACTATGAAAACGGTACTTACAATATAACTGATAGGTCCATTCGTGATATTTGCCGTGTGTTCTATGTTAATGAAGATTGGCTACGTACTGGCGAAGGAAATATGTTCCGTGCCAGGAACACGACCAACGAAGAATTAGCACTGCAAGTTGGCAAGCTGCTGAAGACAGATGATGAGTTTACCAAGAATCTATTTTTGGAATATCTCAAACTGCCGCCCGAGATGAAAACTTTATTTGAAGATTTCGTTCACAATCTGGCAAAAAGCAAATAACCGGCAAATAAAAAATCCCCCGTACCATCCGCGGTACGGGGGATTTTGCTATGCCTTTTAAATTAGTGCAGCAAATAAAAAATCAATCTTCGTCTACAAGTCCAAGGATAAAGCTGTATATGACAGCCAGCGTTTCTTCATCTTTCACTTCCTGCAATATACCGATTATCCTACTCAATAAAACCTGCATTATGCCCTCCATTCAAATTAAAGCAGGCCTACAATGTTAAGAACCTATTTATATTCTACCACTAAGCTCGCTCATTATAAAGAGTTTTAGGAAAAGTAATTATTTAAATTGCAGTTTACATTTAAATGTGCTATTATTAAATCAAATAAAGACAGAAAGTGAGGTGGTTAACATGGTTGACAGTGACACTATAAGCCTACAGATTAAGAACCTCTATCAAACAATTTTCGCTGTGCCATTGGCGCAAGGCGTGACATGGGCAGTCTAAAAGCTGCCCATTATTTTTTTATATAGGAGAGTGAACCGATGAAAAAATTTATGTCTGACAAAAAGAATGTTGTCATTATCCTTCTGACAGTAGCGGTTTCCCTGGAGTTTGCGTTTATAATTAAATTGCGACATGATGTTAACGAAAATTTTCAGAAGATAGAGTCTTTACAACATGTAGTGGCGAAACTAAGCAATGATGTTAGTGATTTAAGACAAAACGTGTTGTCATTAGAGTTTGACTTCAAGCGAGAAAAATCAGTCGTAAGGCGCAACGATATTTTCAAACAAAAACAACAATAGCCCACGCCGTACACGTGAGCTATTGTTGCTGTTGTTTTTGCCAAATCGTAAACAAAATTTTGAAAGGAGGTTTGCCTTGCATGAAAAAAATCTGGAAAACATGAAAACCTAGAAAAAAGGAGAAAGAAGGGAATCAAGAATTGCACTTCATTCAACACCCCGAAAATGAAATACAATATGCTTGTATATGTGCCCACGGAAGCTGCGCCGTCTACTGCGCCTACACCGGACCGCACAGCCGCCCCGAACACCTACTTATATTATATCATGATAATATGTTTAATTTGTGAATAATAACTTCATATAAACGCTTAAAGAGTTTATACACATGTTATCCCCAACTGTTGCAAAAAATGCAACAACTGAAAAAGGAAGGAGCAACTAAACATGAAATTACCTAACGGCTATGGTTCCGTTACGAAGCTGACCGGGAACCGGCGGCGACCGTATATGGTCCGCATCACAACGGGCTTTACCAATGACGGCCGCCAGCTTATGAAAATACTAGGCTACTATGCAAAGCGCACGGAAGCCCTTAATACCCTGGCTGAATACAACCAATCGCCCTATGATGTTGAAAGCGTAGGCTTGACGTTCGCCCAGGTACACGAGAGATGGGAAGCCGCAACCTACGTCGACGGCAAAGAGCAATCTAACCAATATAAGGCAGCATATAAACGCTGCGCGCCGCTATGGGATATACCATTCAAGAATATTAAGACAGCGCAATTCCAGCAGATTATAAATGACTGCGACAAAGGCTACGCCACCAAGAAGGCAATCCGAATCGTATGTAATCTGATGGCCAAATATGCGCTTGCTAATGATATTATAGTAAAGAATTATGTTGAGCTTACCAGCCTGCCGCCGCAGGTTGAGAGCAGAATACATAATCCGCTGACCAAAAAGGAGCTTGCTATATTATGGGAGAACAGCCAGGATATAAAAGTGCAAGCTGTGCTTATCCTTTGTTATACCGGTATGCGCCCTACCGAGCTAGTGAAGGTTGAGAAAGCGGACGTTGATTTTGAAAATAAATTCTTCGTTGGCGGCATGAAAACTGCGGCAGGCCGTGGCAGAAGAATTCCTATTGCTGATAAAATATTCGACTTCTTCAAGGCTGCTTGCGAGCGCAGCACCGGCAAATGCATCTTCTCTGATGAGCGGGGAAAGAATATATCCTATGACGCGTACCGCAGCAAATATTGGGAACCGGTAATGAATATGTTTAAGATGGACCACTTGCCCGGTGACGGCCGCCACACTTGCGCAAGCCTGCTTGATGATAAAGACGTAAATGTAAAAATCAAGAAGCTAATTCTGGGCCACGCCAGCTCCGACGTAACGGAAAGAGTTTACACTCATAAGACGTTAGAGCAACTGTTAGAGGCTATAAATTTAATATAGTTTGTTACATACGTGTTACATACTCGTTACATACGTAGCTGATTTTCCGTGAGCTATGGACACTTTTTAAAAATAACGGAAACAAAGAAAAAGCCCGCAACCTGCATGGTTACGGGCTTTTCTTGCGATTTGTGATTGATTGAGATAGCCTTCTCTATTAACGTTTGGTAAATTGAGCATCCCTATTTTAAGCCGTTTTTCACACGATTTGTTACATACCTGTTGCATACTATATGCACTTTATACGTGCTCATTTCACTTTTAAGGTTTACAGTTAGGCTTCCATCTGTGCAAGCCACAAGTCAAACACCTTGCCTTCCGGTGCGTCGGGGTCGCGCATATAGGCTTTTGCTACACGGATATACATATTGATGTCGCTGCCGTAAATCTCGGAGTAGTCGGAATAGAGCATATTCATGACATAGTACCAATCAGCTTTTTGCGTTATGCCTTGTTGGTCCGCAAGTTGGCTAGTCTGTTCATACGTCCAATGCTCACCGCACGTGCCGTCAACATTCTTCATCCCGGCAACAGCTTTCTTTGCTAGTTGCTCATCAAAATGCGGGCCGTACACAGCGCAGTGCATCTTATGCATAGTGTTCCAATAGAGCTTAGGGCAGTGCATTTTCAGCTCGTCGAGAGCGTCACACACAATGTCCTCTAATTCCTGCTGCTTAACCTCGTTGCCCTGGGCCTCATGCCAATAATGCGTAAATCTTTTGTGCATAGCAGTTCACCGCCTTTAAGCCATTTTTGTTACTACCATAGTCGCACTAGCAACAGTGCCTGCTACATCAATTTGCGCACTGATTGTAGCGGGAACGCCGCAGCACGGGATATAAATATCGGCCGCGGTGGTCAAGCTTACAGCGCTGCCTGCCGCCGTTGGTACCGCAGCAGGATTCTTGCCGGGGATAACAACGCCGCCTTTCAGCAGATTCATTGTAACCAAGCCTGCTGCCGTCGGCTCAACCGTGGCTTGCAGGTCAACGTGATACAGTCCGGGTTGCTTTAAGGTTACAACCTTGCCTGTAGAATAGTCGATACTCACACCAGTATTGGTATTGATAATATCAAAATTGATAAGGCCATCAGCTAAAATTGCTTGATTAGTAGCAGCCACATCAAGGCTAGATTTATAATGACAGTTATTCGGATTCTTTAACATCTTCGTTCCCTTCTTTCTTTTCCTTAGTGCCAACGACTTGATACTTCGTTTTTACCGTGTGCAGTACGTTCCGTACTACTTGCTGGCCGTCTGCGGTAAAGCCTAGCCAGCCTATGCCTATACCAATAAGCAAACTAACAAGATTAGATTCGTCCCGTTTCATATCGCTATACCTCCGCATATAAGAAAAGGGGACGGATTGCTCCGTCCCCACACCGCCGTTAGGACGGAATTACATAGCAGGCTGGCAGCCCTGCAACTGAGCAAGACTTTGCACGCCAAGGCCGTTCAAAACAGCCTGCGGCGGGCAACATACACCAACACCGGTAACTTCCGGCTTCTTCAGCATCTGGCAATTGATGTTGCCGATAGCTACTGCAAGAGCGTTCAGTTTTGCATCCAGGTTAGCTGCAAGAGTCATGCGCTCAATGGTAGCATCCTTCTGCATGAGCTTCAGATTAGATTCGTTCTGCATAGCCAGTGCGTTAATTTTCAAATCAAAGATTTTCTCGCCCTGTTGTGCATCCCACTGTGCCCTCATCTGTGTGCTCAGTGCGTCGCGAGTATTGCGTGATTCGTCGATAATGCGGTAGTTCGTCTCCGCCGCGCTAACCAAGCCTTGACGTTCCACCTGGCAATTCGTAACTGCGGCGCAGCCATAACCCGGATAGCGGTCGCCGCGGCCGTCACGCACGAACCAGGCAAAAGCAGCAATGATGATAACGAAGAAAATAACGATACCCCAGCCGCTGAAATTAGAAATAGTCATATTTTCGTTCATGGTACTTATCTCCTTTCCTTGAACATTTTATTACCTCAGCTCATTTGAGCTGTTGCAATCCTTTCCGGAGCGCATCCATTTGCGCATCTAAACTACTAGCCTGCTGCTGTTGTTGTGGCGGCAACGCATTAAATGCAGCGCCCGTCGCACCACGCAGGCTGTTAATGTCTTGCCTCATCTTATCAAGGTTGATACCCATAGCCTGAGCCGCTACGCTGGCGATTGGGTTATTCAAATAGCCTGCGGCCTTATCAAGAATATCAGCGCCGATATTCTTCTCTGTCAGAACGCGCATAGCGTCCTCTCTGCTGCTAACTCCTTGCGCCGCTACACTAGCTACCTCCCACGCCTTTTCAAGTGCTGGCTGCTTCTCCGGCGGCAGATTCAACCACTTCGCTATTGTTCCTACGTTCATTTTTTAGCGCCTCCACTTCAGACTTTAATTCCTTCACGACAGCCAACATATTAGCCATCATCTGTGCTTGTTCAGCCTGCAACTCCGCAGGCGTTTTTTCTTTTTGGATAACGCCAACTTCCACAAGCTTGTCATAATATTGCTGACACATTCCCTTTAGCTCGTTATAGGCTTGCAAACTCACGCCAACCTGCACGCGGTTACTATTGCCAAAGCCAAAGCCGTTAAGCTGGTAGATGTTCTGTCCTTCGAGCTGCGCCAAGAATTGCTGTGGCTGCTGCACGTTGATACTTGTAGTTTTTTGTTCCGTGATATTCATAGCCGCTCACTCCTTATGATTTTATTATAAGGCAGCAGAGAAAAAATGTTCCCTTGATATTCCCTATGCTTTCCCTATTTTTGGCAAGTAAAAAGCCGCCCCGAAACAGGGCGGCTGATTAGAGGGATTTTAAAACATTTGTAATGCTTTTATAAGCACGGTTTAATTCCTTTTCTATTGTCTTGTCAGATACATTCAGCTCTGCTGCTATCTGGTAATTGGTCAAGCCTTTTACAAATTTTAGCTCGCAAATCTGCATCTGACGCGGCGTAATTTTTGCTTCATGGAGAACCGCACTGAAAGAACGTCGCGTTGAACAGTTCAGCCATTCGCGCGTCTTTCGTAGCATCCCATTCATGCTGTTATCACCTACTCAGAAATATGTACCCAAGCAACGCAACTGTGGTCAATACCCAGCCTGCTGCCATAATATAAATTGTTCTAAGATAGCCGGTCAGCAACATTGTTACTAGACCGGCGGGGACCAGTTCCTTTTCTTCCATCATTTCACCATCCGTATTTTTATTTCGCAGCTGCATAAACAACTGCGAAGATTACGCAACCAGCATATAAGTTCCGCTGGTGCTTAACCCTCTTTGCCTTCTGGCGTTCCGATTCCATTTGCAGCTTCAACTTCTTGTATAAGTTCTCGCTGCGCTTCAACGATTCCTTTGCATTCACTAATGAGCACTTGGAGTTCGTCAGCGCTTCTTGCGTTAGAGTGAGCTGCTTCTTCGCTTCGCTTAATTGCGTCAGCAGTTCTGTTGACGTGTTCTTCTGCTGTTTCAATTTCTCGTCTGCCAGATTCAACTTCACTTCCAGCAGATTTGTTTGCTCTTTGAATTGATTCCATTGTTCGATTGACATTGTTATCTGTGTCGGCGCTGCTTCTACTGTTCCACCGCCAGTACAAATCATTGCAGATAAGGAAAAGACCAGCAACAATAAGACTAATCTTAACGGCTTTATCAATCTTGCGTCTTGCTTCATCTTTCATTATTACCTCATGTAAATATCTATATTTGTAAAATATAATAAATCGTGTCAGAAACACAAACTTCGCCTACAAGCGGCTTTAGCTCGCCGCAGGATAAATCATAAGCGGCACTAAATTTAAAACGCTCATAGGCGAAGTATTTTTGTGCGAATTTACGCCTTTTGTAGAAGATTATTATTATGTGCCTGGTAGTTTGTTATAATCCGAAATAATGATGCAATGCACCAAGAGTAAAGCCTATAATAAGGCCTACCCAAAATTTTTTGTCAAGCACAAACATTTTCAGTTCTTCCATTGTATCACCTCCAATCATTGTAGAATGTGTCACCGGCTATTACGCAAATAAAAATACCAGAAAATGCTACACGTATAGGAGAGGGAATAACTAAACCTCTTGTCGGTGACTGTATCTAAAGCATAAGCTTTAAATCATCTTCCGTTGCCAGCATACCCATAAGCAGGTACGCCGTATGGTGTTGTTAAGTCAATGCCAGCGACGTACTGATACGTAGCTTCCGCTCTATTGGCGTAACCTGCTCTATACATCTCGCCAACATCGGCGGCAACCCAGTAGTAGTTTTTAAACAGTTTATAGAGTGCTTCCAGACTGCGCAGGTCAACGTGCATATATCTGTTAGCCAAAAAGCGCTTAACTACCCAAGTAGATGTAGGGCACCACATTCCGGCATAGATAATGCAACGTGTATCGTCCAACGTCGGCACCTGCTGAAGCACTTCGACATATTGCAGGCAGTCACGGGATAACTGTTCTAATTGTGCCTGCTGCCCTGCTTCACTTCTTAAAAGTTCTTTCAGCATCGGCAGTTCGCCGCTTGCCTTAATATCAATGTAAGTGCGGTCTGCATACTCTGCGCCGCCGGGGATAGCTCTCAGCAGCTCATTTGCTCTATTCCCTTCCCATTGGCTGACACCGATTGACGGATAATCATATGCAGTGCTTTTTGCCACGCTGTCATAGCCGCCCTCAATACCTGTTGCGATAATACCTTTTGCAATCTCTTTTGCAAGGCTTTTGTTCCAATCACTCATCGTTCCGCTCCTCACTTTTCACTTTAAACATTCTTGTTTCAATGGCCTTATTGCCTAACTGTACAAGCAGCAGCGTAACCATACCAAGTGTACAACTCTCGTAGCCGCTCCAGGCCTTGGCAAAAAAAGCAAGCCATAAAGTAACTAATACCCAGACAATAAAGCCTATAACAGCGCAGATTCTACCCACGCTATAAGCGTTATCGTTCTTCTTCAACATGTTAATCAATTTACGCATGACACTTACACTCCTTACATTTTTCATCGTGTCCTTTTAAATCATAGTTGGGCAGTTCGTTTAACTGCTCCATCAGGCTGTCAATCACGCCGTTGTCACCCAGCGCCTCATAACTCCGGTAGCAAGCGTCGATGCTTTCTTTAGCGTAGATTGGTATCCAGCCTTTATCCTGGACATAGTGATTATAAGCCTGGATAATTCTGTCGCGCAGCAACGCTTGCAAGCCTGCCTTTAAGGCATTATTTTCTTTTTTCTTTGCGTGATACAATGCAAAGATATAAGAGATAACAGCACCAGCAATAATATTTATTACAGTTTGTACAGTTGATTCAATCATAAAACACCTCATTCCTATTTATTTTGTTACCAATATTTAAACTTCTAATGCAATATCTTCAACTTCTTCTTTAGTTGCAGCCGCCTCAACTTTTTCTTTTGCTACACGATATGCAGTATGCAATTTGTTTGAGCGCACAGCCACGGCAGCAATAATCATCTTTAAATCGTTAGCCGTCACTGGCGTGTCGGCATTATCTGCCGTGGTCCATTCTATTGTAGCTCCTTCGCCTTGCAGCTCTAGCGCAATAATCGCTGCATTAATTCTATCCCTTGCTTTCTCATCGTAGTCATAGAGATTACCCTTGTATTCAATAGGTTGCACTTCCGCATTGTCGCGCTGTATTTTAAGAGTAAGAATTTTATGCTCTTTGATACTTTCAATGCTTTCTTCCTCGTGTGTCACTTCGACACCTAAGTCTTTAAGTGCATCCTCAGAGATGGACAGAGGGATAAAGATGCCATCTTTGCCTAGTGTTTCCGAAAGTTCACGGAGAGTAGAGAAAGATTCTTTTTTATATGTATAGGTTGTTTTCATTTGTCCTCCTTAATTAAAGATGATTTCGACTCTGTACTTTTTACCCACATTTTTACCATTAAACATAGTAGCAACTTCGGAAGGTAACTTATTTGTATATTCATAAAAGCCGGGAACATAGCTCTGATACTGAATACTTGAAAAATTAATGCGTACATTTTCGTTTGTTTCTGTTGACGTTACTTTAACAGTGACATTATATTTACCCCCGGTGACACCCTCAATATTAAATGCGAAGTCAAGCCAACCACTATAATAGCTTATCATAACAAGAGTAACAGCCTTGCCATCGTGTTTTACATTACCTTCGACTTCGCCGAAAGTAGCATTGTAGCGTGAATAGCCATACTGAGTGCTTTGTTGTCCCATGGTCATGATAAATTCGCCTTCACCTTCAATGACGCTACCATTAGTTTTCATCAAAATACGATTTAATCCCATTTAAGCACCTCACGATAACTTTGTCGCTTGCGCAATGCTTGTCACAACACCACTAGCATTTTTAGTTAAAAAGATATTTAAAAGTAGACCGCTGGCTGTTATCGCTAAATCCGCAGCACTTCCGGCATATTTTAGAGTGCCAGCATTAGTGATGCTCAGAGTGTAAGAGCCATTCGCAGTAATGTAAGCAGTAAATAAGGTAGCGTCACCATTGTTCAGCAATCCTGCTAATACTGACATATCTAGTGTAAAATTGCCTTGCACATTATATACTGCCACCGACGCAGCCGGGTTATCAGTAGCACCACTAATACGTGGAGCACTATAACTTTCAAAATTAAATTTCATTTTTTGAAAGTTTTGTTTTGCTGTCCAAGTATTTTCCGTGGATGTGCTCACACCACTACCACCACCTCCGGGAATAGTAATAGTAACATTACCATGTGCATCGGGTGTAATATTGTTTACAGACTTAATATAGGTAGAACTGATTGTATTACCATTGCCATCTTGGAGCGCCTTAGTAGCCACTTGTGCTGCGACGGCTGTGCCAGTTATGTTTAACTTATTGTTTAGCTCTACTTCAACATCAGATTTCGTAGCATAAGTGTTACTTACATCAGCCTTCTTTGCATAGGTTTCAGTAATTACATTACCTTCGTCGTCCTGCCTTGCAGACGCTGCGGTACCTGTATAACTGCTTGCGTTAATTGAGCCTACAGCCTGTGAGCCTTGTCTCCACGCTATTGTAGTTGCTGCCCCTATTAAAGCAAAGCCAGAATAAATATCAGTCCCGACTTTATCTAGCAACGCATTATAGATAGCTTTGTTTTGAACGGGGTTTGTGCTTGTGCTTGATAAAGTATCATCAACAGTAACACCGCCACTAACAGTAATATTTACGTTACCATTATCATCGGGAGCAGTATTGTTTACAGACTTTACGTAACTATTAAGTTCTGTCTTAGTAGCGTAAGTGCTTGTAATTATATTGCCCTCGCCATCTTTGTTAGCTTTCTTTGCTGTGTTCGCTTCACCTGTATAGCTTTCTGCGTTTACATGCCCAACTACAACACTTTGCGAACCTTCGTACCACCTAATACTGCCTACATTCTTTTGCATATAAATAATGTCAAAGGTGTTAGGGGAAGTAAAAGTATTGGTATCATCAAGCACAGCTCTGGTATCAAGTGCGGCCTTTACTGCTCTATTCTGAACGGGGTTCGTAGATGTAGTGGAAAGTTCTTCATCCACTGTCACACCACCGTCTGCGCCGTCTTTACCCTTAGGCAGCACAAAGTCTAATACAACAGCAGAAGAAGTGCCGCTATTGGTTACATTAGCCGACGTGCCCGGCGCACTTGTTGTAACACTGCCTATGGTGATTGTAGCCGCATTACCTGCTGGCCCTTGTAAGCCTTGCAGACCTTGCACTCCCTGCGGACCTTGCGGGCCTTGTGCTCCTGCTGCGCCTGTATCACCGGTATCGCCTTTATCACCCTTCGGACCTTTAAGACTTGCTAACTGTTCCTGCGTGAAATCCGCATAAGTGAAAGCGTCACCCTTTAAACCGGTGTCACCTTTGTCACCCTTTGGCCCTTGCACATTTCCGCAATCTATCCATGCACTACCATTCCAAACATAGAGATTAGCACCTGCCATATAAGCGTCGCCCTCATCAGCTTTTGGGTGTGCGGCTTGCAATGCAGACAAACTATCATACTTGCCTTTAATTGTAATGCCAGTGCCGCGGTCGCCTTTTTCGCCTTTTGCACCTTTGACATTTACTGCGGCGGGGTTAGCTAAGCCCGCTTTGTTCGTCCATGTCAAAGTTCCGTCAGCATCAACAGACGGAACAAAAACATTAACATTTTCGCTAAGGTCTTTTGTAGTGTCCATATAAGCCTTTGCGTTGCTTTCACTCTTTGCAGCTGCGGCAGCCAAACTTTGCGCTGTCGGCAAAACCTTTGCCGGGTCCTCGGTAAGTTCTACCTTTGCTCCGTCGTCGCTGATTCTAAAGCTCTTGCCGTTCACCCACGGAATTGTAGTATCAACATCAGCACTTTTGCTTATGTTCACCTTTAAACTTCTGTTTGCGGCATCTGTAAGTTGCTGTGCAATCATCGTCAATTTGTCACCAATAGCCTCAACCTGGTTAAAAGGATATTGGTCGGGCAAGTCTGTTTCCTGCGTCACCGGTACTTCCCTATAAATTGTCAGTTTCCACCCGGTCGGCAATACTGCCGGTCGTTCGCTCTCTGGTACTTCTGCACCGACTGCGTAACCTGGATAACGTACAACATTCTTTTCAACGTCAACATAATAATCTTTAGTCAGCAACTTTTCTTCGCCGTCTGCGTCAGTCAGCAAAACTTTAATGTCCGTTCGGTCTAAAATCTTAAACTGATACGCAAACTCCGTCGCGTTCCCATTGCCGCTATATGTAATTCTGTTCTCAATATCAGTAAGCATAATAGCTCCCCTCCTTTTATTATTTTTTTTGCCAAAAGAAAAGAGTAGATATATAAAAATATATCTACTCTTAATAAATCCACTTTAACTAATTATATACCTATTTCAGCGGTTTATATCTATGCTACTTTGTGAAATCTTTGTCAATCTTTTTTACGTTCGCTTTTTGGTCTGCGCTTGTAAATATCTTGCAGTTCAAAGTCCATATTATCTTCAGCAATATCTAGGCTATTGAATAGGATATTGACGATACCAGCAGGAACGCCGCGCCATGCGCCAAAAACATACGCCGCCTGCTCTGCTAGTTCACCCGGACCTTCTTCGCCTCGGGCAACTTTGCCTGCACGTCTTATAACTGTAAAGCCTTTGTCCATCAAGCCTTGCACCGCTGTCAATCTGTAGCCGTAGTTTCTCATACCTAGCAAGGTTTGCACGCCAACATTCGCCGCTTGCACAACGGGGCCGCCCATAGACAACGGGTAGTTGATAAGCTCTTTTGACAATTTGCGATAGCCGTCCTCGTCTTTCTCAAAAGGAGCGGTTAAGGAAAGCTCTGCTATAGCCACGTTCAGGAAGCACACGCTGAGAAATTTGGCACCAACAAAAGCAATCAGCCGTTCAACCATTTCTTTTTTCTCGCCGCTATTCCATAACCTTTTTACAATATGTGCCTCTCTGTCCCATTGGTTAAACTGCGTATTGAAAAATCCCTGGAACATCGTAAACACTCTGAATAAGCCGCTGCCACGTTGCAGGCTTGATACATCGTGAATACGGCTGCTGCCTAACGTGCGGCGAATAACAGTATTCGCAAAGTCTAGTGCTTCCTGCTCTGTCTTGCCTTCGTTGATTTTCTTCATGTATGCTTCTGCAAATACCGGCTTTGCAGTCATCATATCAGTGTAGCCTAACAGCATTGCACCATATTTCAGCGTCTTTTTCTCAATTGAGTTAAGGTCGGAACGATTCTGAATATCTCTCAATGTAACGTCTGGTACTTCCATGCGTTCACGCATAAACACGCTTTTTGCGCAAATCGCATCTACTTCTGCCCTGCCTTCACCTGTAAAGCCACGGTACAAGGCTCTGAAAGCGTCGGCATGAGTAAAGTCTTCTGTGCTATTACCATAAAGAAATATGTTAGTAGTGTTCTGCATTACCGCTTTAAAGTTAAACATAATAGCCATATTCATTGTGGCATTACGTAAAGCGTTGGCAATCTTTGTAAATGTCTTTTCTGCCATGTACGCTGTCTTATTGCCATATGGGTTAGTGCAAGCCTGCAAAAACTCTCTCAAAAGTCTTACGTTTGTATCGCCTAAACGCTCAACCATGTTGCGGTAAATATCCTCATCGTTCAGTATCTTTCTGAAATCAAGCATTGTTTCACGATAACAAATATCGTGAATAGTGCTTTTTACCGCCGTAACCTCACTGCCACGCGATAAGTCTACGGGATATTTGCCGCCAGTACGTGACTTACTGGACCCGGTATTAGTAGTCAAAGTCCGTTGTGGCGGTCTGTTGCCTTCTTCGGTGCTGTCGATTCTGTCGAATTTACCGGGCATACTGCCGGTACGTGTATCACGTTCCAACGGGAAGTAGCCGCCCTCAAATACTACACTTTCGCCGCTTGCAAGCTTCATCACCAGCGGTGACGTTTCAATCTTCGGCGGTTCAAAGCCTTTTGTCCTGCGGTTGACTTCTGCCAGCATAGGCCAGAATTTACTTGCCGCATTGATACGCGCCTGCGCATAGGCAATATCTGCTTTAGTCAGATGCTTACACAAAAACTCTATAAGGTTTTGTTTGGTTTGCAGCATTGCTTCTTCTCTGCCTATAAGCTCCGATTCTTCCACCCATATATCAGAATTCTTTACGCCTACCGGTTTTTGCGAACACAGTCTTGCAGCATTGCTATCACTGCCCAGGTTGCAAAGCATAGCGATTAAAGCGTGTTTATCTGCGCTGCCGCCAAGTTCTTCGTAGTAAATTCTTTTATCATGCGCAATGCCGGTTTCCTTGTCCGGTTCCCACTTCTGCAAAGCATCTGTAAGTTCCTTCTGATAACCTTCAAGCATCGTACTTTCCATATCTGCGCAATGGTTGATTTTGTTATAAAACTCCCTAGTAAAATAACCTTCTGTCCAATTATCCATCATCAAGAAGAAGTTATCAGCGTTACGCAGCGTAGCTATGATATTTTTAGGCCAGTCAAGGATTCGCTTACGCAGGCTCTTTTTACTGTCGCTGCCAATCTCTGCCTCATACTCCACCGGCAATTCTTGCAGGTGCGCTATCGTATCAGCCTTAACCTTTTCAAAGGCTTCACCGGCAGCAATTTTATTCATCTTCGTATCTTGCTTTGCAATAGCACGAATGTTTTTCAGTGCGTCGATAACGTCCATGTAATTTGCAAGGCTAAGTTGCGGTGCATTGGTCAAATCGTTATTCGGGTTCAAAACAAACTCCGGCATAGAAATAATTTCGTCGCCGTACTTTGCCTGCATCTCTGCAATGTACTCGCTAAGCGACTGCACCTCTCTGCCGTTGGTGTTGAAGTCTTTACGATGATAGCCCATACGCTCCAGCAATGCGCACATCTGGAAGAAGTGCTGCTCTGTTCCCCATACTTCTTTCTTGCTGTGCATCTGCTTTTTGACGTACTTTCTTGCGCTTTCAATCTGATGTTTCGCCTTGACTGCTTCACGATATAAAGCGTGGTTAATCATCTGCTGCTGCTTATACATAGCCGCTTCTTCCAAAAGGCCAGCTTTCGCAGCCTTGTTTGCATTAGCCGCCGCTCTGCGTTCTGCCATAGCAAATCTTCTCGGCTTCATAACTTCGCCTGCTGGCAAAGTCTGAATATAGCGTTTAGCAAAATTGTCTGCGTTCTGCTTCCGCACTTTAGCAATATTCTCACGCTCTTTTTGCTTAATATCCTTGTCGCTTATTTCGTTGAGTGCCTCATCAATAAGCTGTTGTTCAAGTGCCACCACTTCGCCGCTCTCGTCATTATAGAGTGCTTCCCTTGCCGCTTCTCTTGCCTGCTCACGCTCCTGCATGAAGTCGGGGAATCTGCGGTTTACAGCCTTGTCAATCTCTTGACGCACCATAGCTCTTTCACTCGGCGAAGTCAAAATATCCTGCGCCATAGCATCGCCGCTGTCATAGCCTAAGCTGTCAGCCACCCAGTCAAACAGTTCTCTCTGCTCGTTAGACAAGGCACGCTTTTTGCTCATCTCCACAAGGTCGACTTTATCCGGATTAGTTTCAAGCTCATGCTTCAAGGCTTTAAGCTCGTTAAGCTCTGTAAGCTGTTCGCCCTCTACCAAAGTTTCGGCAATCTCTTTCAAGCCTTCTTCGCTTTTAAGTTTTGCCTTGTCACCGCCATTACGGATATAGTTCCTTGCCCAGTTGTCCTGTACGTCGCTACCTTCATTCTCATTGACGGTATAACCTTCGACAATCTCTCTTGCCATTTCATAGCCGCCGGCATAGCCGTTTTCCTCTGCTATCTGGTCAAAGAGTTCTTTCTGCTCCTGCGATAATTGGTTGCGCTTGCTTTCTTTTACCAGGTCGACACCTTCGGGGTCTGTTTCAAGTCTATGTTTCAAGGCTTGCAGTCTGTCCAGCTCATCTACAATATGCTTAAAGTCTGCCTTGATTTCGGCATCGCCATAATCTAAACCAGTGCTACGCAAATCGTAGTAGTCCGCTATATCTTCGCCCCTTGCAATCTTTTCGGCAATTTTCCTTCGTCCTTTTTTACTGGTCAAGTCGCTTATGCTGCCGCCGTAGTCATGAACGTATCTTGATACCCAGTTGACATTACGAATACTGTCACCTGCTTCATGGAATACAAGGCCTTCAATATCCGCTTGCTCTAAAGCTCGCTTAGTCCAATGACGTTTTCCGTCCTTGCCTATCTCACCAAAATCAACCAAGACTGCGCTTTGGTCCGGTATGCCTGCAAAATCATTCGCATACTTGCCTTCTGTTCTGTTTGTTGCGGCGAAGTAGCCCCACTTGCCATTGATAAAAAACGCACGCTCACTCTTGACTGTATCTTGATATTCCGCAAGCTCGCTTTCTATTCTGTCAGCAATAGGATTTAAAATATCATCAATAGCTCCGTTTGTATCTTTTAATAGTTCGTTATAGTTTATGCGTTCATTGCCATAAATGTATTTTCTTGCAAGCCTACGCGGATTAGCTTCGATTGTTTCCCATTCGTTGATTTTCTGCCTAAAGTTAGCATGAGCCATGCCGTGCTCATCAACAACGAATGTAGGATTGGTAACAGTTTTCTGTCTTGACTTGCTGAACATAGCAATCAACATATCTTCGGCGTTTGCGACACGCTCTTTAGAAAGTGTGCCGTATGTGTCGACTTCTGCTTGAAGATACTCAACTATCGGATTAAGTATATCGTCAATGCTGGCATTAGTATCGTTCAGCATATCATTATAGTTTGGCAGGACACTTCCTAAAACGTGTCTGTACTTTCTTGCTATAATTGCAGGATTAGCAAGCGTAGATTCTTTGCCAAACTCTCCTGCTACCTGCGCTCTTGCACGATTGACAAGCTCACGTGCTACTGCTTCTTCAATCTGTGGCCGTATCTCTTCGATGAAGGCAGCCTTTTCAGCTCTACGCTTTGCGCTGAAATCGGCCATTGCACGCCTTGTCAAAATGTCCACGGCCTTGTCTTTAGCCTTCAAGATTTTATCCTGCAAGGTCTTTTTGTTTTGGTCTGATAACTTAGATGTTATATTCTCCGGCAAGCCGCCAAACATACCCTCCATGCGCGCCATTACTTCAATTTCTTCACGGCAAGCCAACATTCTGTCGAATACCTGCCGCACTTCTGGCGTTAACTCTGCCGCATTTTCGCTTCTTGCTATCTTGCTATAAATAGCTGATAACCAATTAGCAAATCTCTGGAACACTCCACGCAGGCCAACACTAGGCGCTTTGCCCTCCATGATGTAAGTTTCAAATGCTTCTGCCAGCTTTTCATGCCCGGCTCTCTTTGCTTCAACGTCACCGCTTGCCCACGTGTCAGCGTCAATGCCTGCATACTCCATGAGTTTTTTTGCATCAGCGTTTAGTCTTGTGTTGCTGGGGTCTGCCAATGCTTCGTTAATCATGGTTTCCACAAAGTAGTGTCCTGTTTCGTGGATAACTGTACTTGCATCTGCGCCCTTAAAAAGCGTGATAATATAAGAACCATCATCCATAGGGGAAATCATGCCCTTGTCTGTCAGTGTACCATTGACAATTTTTTGTTGCTTGTAAACTCGTACTTTTTGTGATATACTGTCAGCGAAAGAGGGATTATCGTTTGAGATACTGGGCCCGGCCTCGAATTGCTGGGAAACCGAGGGCTTAAACTCTCCCTCAGAGGACTGTTGCTCAAGATGCTGGACTGGGCTTGAAACTCCAGAACCCGAGGGCTTGAGCGCGTCCTCTATTTTTTTATACTCACTTTCGTTAAAGACATTATGATTATAATATGAAAGGCTCTTATCTTTTCGTTCTATTACATCAACAACTACATACATTTTTTGTCCATTAACATTCAGTGCAGAATGAATATAATAAAAATTCTCGCCTGAATGTTTTTCTTTTTGCGATGCAGCTTCCGTAACAAAATTCCCGTTTTCAATAATTTCACGTAAATAACGTGTTGCAAAGAGTTTCTCTTTTTTTGCCGCAGTATGCGACATTTCTCTTTTGCCAGCACCAGTAAATTTAATATTATTTTCTTGATAGCCTTTATCAATTCTAATCTCGCCCAAAACGCTGTTTTGTACACTCGTTCCTTGCAGATTTTCTTTATACCATGCAAAAGTTTTTTTCTGCAAGCTCTTCAAATCTGAATAGTGTCCCATCTCATTTCCGGTAATATTAGTAGTATAGAATTGCTCTTTTTTAAGCACTCCTCCCTTGCTAAACCAGCCATTCTTTTGTTTAGCTTTGCCGCCATCTTCAAAGCGCAGCTTATTCTTTTGCAGCCACGCAGCAGGATTTTCGGGGTCTGCAATAAGCGCGCGGCTCTCCAATACTAAACGCAAATTACCGGCATGAGATTTATTCATACCTGCTTTAGTAGCACTATCGACAATAGCGTCAAGTTCTGCGTCAAGCTCCGTGCTTGCCTGCCTGGTTAAGTTGTACCCTTCTCGCAGCTCTTTACGTGTCTTTGCGCCGCCGTCCGACAATTCGCCATTGCTGTCAAAGTACATATTGTCTTTCGTAGCTTCAAACAGCGCATTATCTTTAGCCATTGCCGCCGTAAACTTGCCGCGGCTAATGTCTATATCCTGCCCAAGTTCTGCAGCCGCCTCTACTTCTTCTTCGGTAATTCCTAATTCCTCAAAAAGTTTGTTGTTACTGCTTGTCTGCTTGTAGCCTTCCAAGTCCTGCGCTGATACAGTGACAGTATCGTCCTCAAAGTTTGGATTGTTCGCTTCAATTTCAGCCGCCGCGCGTTCCGGGTTAATGCCTGTTTCTCTGATTCGTTCAGCATCCGCTACTAACTTTGCCTTGCGTTCTTCGTTGGCTTTCAAAGCGACGTGCTCAACAACGCTGTCAACTGCAACCTTTGCACCACTTGCAGTACCACCAAGGATAGCACCGACAAGGCCGCTATATCCTGCTTCCTTCAAGTTCTGCTGCCAGTTCTCGCCCCACTTCTCTGCAAGCTTGGCAGTGCTTGCGCCGGGGTTCTTTGCCCATAAGTCCGTAGCTTGCTCCGGGAATTCCTGTAATGCCTCGGTAACACCTTCTTCAAGGCCACGTTTGGTAACTTCCCATATCTTAGCTTTCAGTCCGCTGCCGGCAGGCATCTTTTTAAGCAGTCTGCCAAGCGGCAGTTCTTCTAATACTGCCTGCGGGATTGCGTTCATCAAGCCTGCTTCCGCTGCTCTGCTTGCGTTTACGCCCTCTTTACGCAGTCGTAGGTATTGTTCGCCGCTGATGTTGGCGCCATTGTAAAGCATACTGATAGCGTGTACAGTTTTTGCAGTTGCACCGGCAGCGCCTACACCTTTAGTCAGTGCAAGTTGCGCTAAAAGCTGAATACCGTTTTCAGCCAAATCATAACCAAGTTGCCCGGCTGCCGTATCAGCCTTAACTTCTTCACGCTTCAAAATCTCGTCCGTAACATAGCCTAAAGCCTTGCTGATGTTCTCTGATTGGTCATACTCTTTAACAACATTCTTGTCACCCTTATGAGCTTCAATATTAGCGTCAACGGTCGCTTTAGCCGCACCGAATAAGCCACGCACCGAACCTTTAAGGCCGTTCATTACGGCAGTGCCTATGCCTGGTTTATCATCGTTGATAATGCTGCTAGTATCAATCGTCGGTGAGCTATTGCTCTGTACTGCCTGCGAAAACTTATTGTACTCATCGTCGCTCATTTTTTGCAGGTCATAATAGCCTAGAGTTTCAGCAGATGACAAGCCGCTGTCAATATCAGCAATAAAGCCATAATTAGCATATTCCTTTTTTGCCTTTAATCTGCGGTCGAATTCGTCTAAAGGTTCATTAGCCATTTAGTAATCTCCTTTCAGTAACTTTGCCAGATATGCACCGTTTATTTTGCCCGATGTGCCATCCAGCCATTTAACATCGTACCAATCATCACCGGTTTTGTTTACGCTTGCGATACCACGTGCAATCAAATCTGCGTCACTTGCTTTTATATCTTCTGTACTGTCAAACCAGAATGAATGTTTTTCAGTAACATAGCTGCCGTAAACCTTAGTAGTTACGCAGTTTCTCAAGGCTTCCAACAACTCCGTTTCACCCGGATTCATGCCGTGATTTTTTACGCGATAAGCGCGTACCCATTGCCGGCCGTAGTTTTGGATTTTTTTCTTATACAGTGCATCGGCATTTTTGCCTGCGACTTGTTGTACAAGGCCTTCCATATCAAAAGCAAATTCGCCTGTACCGCTATACCAATCGTTGTATATTTTTTCTAACTTCCCGCGCTGTGCAGACGATGCACCTTTGTTAGCAGCGTATGCTAAGAATTGGGCAATGCTAGAAAACTTGCCTTCTTGCAGCATATCTTCCAGTACGCCTATTGCATCGTCATCAAGTTTTCCGTTACCGCCACCACTGCTTCCGCTTCTGCCTTGCGGTCCGTATATCGCCTCCACCGCATTACGGTATGTTACGTACTTGTCGGGGTCACTGCCTGCCTGGTTAGTAGCCCACGCCATAGCATCACTATAGCTTGTGCCGTTATTAAACATACTAAATAATTCACTCTTTATTCCTTCAAAAAGTTTGTTCTTTTTGTAAGTTTCTATTCTGTCATGGTCTGCCTTAATAGTGCGGTACTGCTTCATAATGCGGTCTTGCTCATCCTGGCTCATGTTGTGAGTGCTATGTCCTGTACCCATTCTTGCCAATACGCTGTCTGCATATTCGTTAATGCTGGGTTCGTCGCCGTTACCTTGTTTGCGATTCATAGCGCCCGCGCTATATTTTAACGCGCCTTCACCG